AGTTGTTACTCCACTATTTGGTAATGAAGTATGATTACTTACAATATCACCAGTATTGATACCAACAACAGAATCAATTGTAATTGTACTAACACCAGTTGTAACTGGAGCCATAACTACTCTAGAACTAGTAACATCACCAATAACAAATATTGGATCATTAACTGTTACAGCAGTTGAGTTAACGGAAGTTGTTGTACCATCAATTTGTAAGTTACCTTTGATGATAACATCACCTTCATTACTCATCCCATCTGGATATGGGTCAATAAACAGTTTATCTCCACTACCACTGACAGAAGATATAACATTATCTTCAATCTTAACTTTACCAAAATATGATGAAGTTTGAACATTCAATGGGGTAGTAAATTTAACTTGTTTACCAGTAGGACTTGATACTACTACTTCATCATTACCATTCTCATCATATTCAATCTGAACGTCTTTATCTGAACCAAAAGATAATATTGTATCGTCTACAACATTAATATGTCCAGTTCCTGTAGTTTCAAATATGATGTCTCCATCAGTATTTGTGGATGATACGGTATTACCATCCATTCTAAGATTATCTACATTCCACTGATCAACCTTTCTATTATTATCAAGAACAGCAACTATACCACCGTCACTATTTCTTGTATTTTGAACACCAGCAATTGCACCTGGTGCATGCTCCATCATAGATGAATAATATTGACCACCTACAGCAAATACATTATTACCATCATCACCAATAAAAATTCTATCTTTATATTGATTTACTCCACCATAACTTCCTATGCCAGTCACATAGGCCATTTCACCCCAGTTTAAACTAGCAGGTTTAGTGGTCCCAGAGGATCTTTTGATCCTAATAATACTAGCCATTTAGAAATTTCCCCCGTTGATGTCCAATGTTGCTTCTGATCCTGGAGTTAATGTTAAGGTGGCATCCCACTTTTGCGTCGCTCCATTATAAACAAGCACCATACCATTTAACAAATTCGTGGCATTAATGTCACTAAGTTCAGCAAGAGATAATCCTTGAGCACCAGCCAGTGAAGAAAGAACCTTTACTGCATTTTGTTGCCCTACTCTGACCTTAATATCTGCCATTTATGTAAGCAATTCAGAATCTATATATTTATTTATGTTTTACGATTAACTAACTCGTAAAGTAATGACTTAATTTCGTCAATATCTTTTTTCATATTATCAATCTCTTGCTTCTCAGTTAATTTTCTATTTTTTTTATTAATATAATTAAAATATCCTTTAGAATCCATATTAAGTATGGCACCCGTATTTTGGTCACGAAATAGATTTTTATTGCCTTCGACTGGTATCATTCTGATTAAATGGATATTGTTTTAATTTATCATCAACAGACCTAAGATCTATTGGGAGATGAAATTTTACTAATTTACCAGATCCACTAGGATCTATAATAAATTTAATTGCTGGATTTACAGAATTCCTCACGCTAAAGCAATTGCTCTAAAGTCCTTAATCCTTACAGGAACACATTCATTAGTAGAGGACATTACTATTTTAATTGTAAATCCATTAAACTGCTCTAAATCATTCGCAGTAAACTGATACTCTGAGAAATCATTCTTACCATTTGGTTTAACGTAAGCATCTGCTTTTCCATCACACTTAGAAATATCAATAACATCATCACCAAAACCATCACCATCAGTATCAATCATATTATTATATCCAGGAAATGGTCTATATGATTGTGAAACTTCAGTAGAATCTGCACTGAATAATCTATAGTAAACTCTAATATCCGCTTCTGGTTGAACATTGGCAGCAACAAATGCTTTAATTGAAGTAGCAGGTTGAGCTAAATTAACTTTTCTACTAACAAAAACTGAACCATGTGGATCTCCACTTACTTCATTTGTTTCAGAATTATTAGAATAATCCGAAATAGGATTATTAATTTTATTTCTACCTAAAATAAACGTAGCATTCTGGATATCCAATACAGGAGATAAATTCCTATCAGAAGTAGACATATCAACTTTTAATGCTAATGATTTTCTTCTAGGAAGATTTTGCAATCTTATTGCTTCATTAACTTTAGCTGCAACTAATCTTGGAGTTGGGAAGAAAGTAGTTTCATTCAATATAGTTGGTTCAAACCCTTGATCTATAAATGATACTTCGTTTCCTCCAGCACTTGTTCCACTTACTGTTCTAACAGATGTGGCAACTCTAGTTCCTTTACCAGGAGTAATTACATTAAATTGTGGAGATAAAGAACTGAACTGATGGTTTTGTGAAATACCTACAGTATTACCACCTATACCTCTTTCATCAGTAAAACATATCATAGTATTACCAGTATTTCTAGAACTGGTTCCTCTATCAATCTGCAAATAGTAATTATCAACATTTCCAGCAGAACTTAATGTAGCATCAACTGGTTTACTTAGACTTGTATTAATACCAATTAATGGGAATCCATTAATTTCATATGGTTGAATATTAGTACCTTCTGGATGAGAAGAAACTGGAGATCCTTCTAAACCTCTAGAATTAATAGTAATATTGCCAAGATTTACAGTGTATGAAATAATTTCACTGCCAATTAATGCCTGTCCACTAGATGTTGTAACACCTGCAAACCTAGCAAATGTAGAAGTGCTTGCAACAGATACTAAAGTACCATCTGGGGTCAAACTAGAAGTAGTCTGAGTAACTGTTGTATCTGGTTGAATACCTTTAATATCTATTTGATTATTAGAAGCATGATGTCCATGATTTTTCTGAGAAATTTCAAGTACATTACCTTCATATAATGGACTAGTAACAACAGAATTAGTATTAGTTTTAACTATAATACTGGCATTCATTGCAGTTCTAGTATTATTGCTAGAACCATAATGAACAATTTTTTCACCACCTACAAACTTTTCTCCTTGAACATCTGTTAGATATAAGGTATCAGGTTTAGTACTTGTTATACCAACTGCAAATTTAGCACCATCGCCTTGATTGAAACTTGACCAAGAAGGATCTATTGTAACAACATCTCCAACAGAATATCCACTACCAAACTGGTTTCCACTAGCCATACTCAATCCCGTTACCTTTCCATCAGTAAGAGTTACAGTTGCAGTTGCTCCACTACCATTACCTGTTAATGTTTTTAATGGAACTCCAGTTGTAGAATCTAAAGAATAATCTCTTCCTCCGTTGAGGATATTAAGTGGATTTCCTTTGAGAGGATCCTGATTAAGATTTGCCCCATCATATTCACCCCAAATAGGAGCAGCAACATTTTCTACAACACCAGTAATACTATCATCTTCTCTATCAGCAGGAAGACCAGTACTAACTTTTCTACCAATTGATAAAGAACTTTCTTCACCCAAGTTATAATTAGCATCTGGCCATTCCACATCTACTCTTACTTTTCTAGGTAAAGTTCTTATTGGATTGACTGATAATGATTGAGTATTTTCATTACCAGATTTAACTGGAGTATTATAGAAAGTAACTGTACCAGATTCAACAAACTCTGCCTTATAAAGTTTAAAGGTTAAATCTTGATACTGACTTGGAGTCCAAATAGTTCCATTTTGAGACTTAAATAAACTACCACCAATATATTGCTTAGTGACAATAACACTTTCAACATCAGGTAGATTAGAAGTCTTAACAGTCTTCTGACTCATTGTTGCAACCCACATTTCATATAAATCAGATCCAGGTGCTAAGAATACTAATGCATATTCTCTTCCTGCCTCTAGATATACTGGAGATGGAAATTTAACATTTGTTGCTATAGAAGCATCCATTGATGTTTGAATATCATTAGGACTTAATGCTACTTGTGCAAAATCTTGAACAAGCCAACTAGTAGGTGTTCCTAATTCAACTTCTCTAAGTTCTACAAATAACTTAGCATTTGGATCCTTGGTTCTGAAATAAACATCGAATGATGTTAAGAATGCTCCAGTTTCATCAACAGTAAAGGTCTGTGCTAAAGGATCTCTATAAGGTGCTTCCACCCTTGTTGTAGAAGATGATGAATTAACGTTTACTGTAGAAGTTATCTGATTAGGTTTCTGTGCTGGTGCGGATGGGTTTCTAACTCCAACAGTTGATGTTTCTTGAGTTAGAATCGTACCAGTTCCTGAATATGTACCTGTTGCATCACTTGAAAGGGCAGTACTTCCTGGTAGGGTTACTGTTCCTGGTGGTGTTGCAGTTATCTTAAAGGTCTTAGTTCCTGAATAGAATAATACAGGTGGTTGTGGTGATTGATTTGCTTCTCTAAAGAAGAATGCTCCCAACACATCACCCCAATTATCAGATATCAACTCTACTTTAGATACTGTAGCAGTTGCTCCACTATCACCAACTATTGTACAACCCTGTCTAACATAACCATAGTATGTTGTATCATTTGCTAAAGCATCAACATCACAATTGAATAACTTAGATGTTGCTGAATATGAGGATGCTGGTGTAGGTCTTGTTCTATCATATGGGTCTACAGAATATGCTTCTACACTTACTGAAACTGTACCCATTCCTGTTGGAATTGCAGATACACTAGCATCTCCAAACTTATGATTAGGTGCTTTAATACGGATATATCCAATTTCAACACCATTATTGAGTATTCTAGCATTTTCTCCAACAACAAAAGCACCAGAAACCATATCTATTTCGATAAGTTTAGGGAATATGTCTGGAGATCCACTATCCAAATAATGATAATGTTTTGTTAATGGTTTTAATCCATTAGCTGAGAAAGCAACATTTCTAGAACGCATAAATGGATCTGCTTGTCCAGATACTTTAACACTTTCAACATAATCAAATTCTCTAGATGGTCCTTCTAATGTATTTGAGAATGAAGTCTCTACTGTATTTGTTGTAGTTGTAGTTGTAGTAGTGGTTGTATCAATATGATTACCATCAAACACATCCTGATCAGTATCTACCTCAGTAGAAGTTACACTAACATCAGTACCAATTGTTGTATTATCGGACACTATATTTGAATGTTCTGCCCAAGTTGCACCTGTAGATTCAATTCTATGATCATCAACATAAATTGTTCTAACCCAATTATCTGATGCTGGATCAAGAGTAATACCACCAACAAATACAATTACTTCAAATGGGTTAACATTTTCAAAATTAGATGCTTGTGGTTGATCAATCCAACCAACTTCATTATAATCTAGAGTTATTAAATCCCCAGTTTTCTGACAATTTGGATCTAATAAATTAAGATTTGCTGATAAGTCAGCAGTTTCAGTATCAATACCATCAGCAAACGCTAACTCTGCAGGAAGTGACCAAAAATCAACTGCACTGATAAGTTCTTTATTAACAACATCTACATCACATATAGAACCATCTTCACCATTAAAGTCTATAAAGTTTCTATCTTTAAAATCATTTACTACAAAACCAGTCTTAAATCTATCGATTCCATTAGCATCAGTAACCATCAAAGATTTAGTATCAAGCTCTAATGCAGTAAGAGAAGTCATTACTTCAAGATTGTCTATTCTCTTTTCTAATTTACCAATATCTCTCATGGTAAATCTTCTATTATCACGCAATCTGATTTTAGGTCCTTTTATTGGATCATACAAATATGGTGGTAATGTTATTTGTGCGATTTCCATAGAATCGCCAACTTCTGTTGGTGGTGCAGGTTTATCTGCAGAAACTCCTTTGATTAATTTAACCTGTTCAAACTTGTTAATTACCAATTTATCAATTCTTGGTAGATAATAAGTATATCCAACAATAGAACTTTCGTCAGGTGCTACAACATAATTAACATCAGTTTCAAAAGATCTTGCATCAAAAGCAAATGGTGATTTGTCTGTTGTTACAGATGGATCAAACTTTTTAACTCTTGGTCTAAAATCTAATATATCAGTTGCCCTATCTCTACCAACTTGTGGTACATCATAAGTATATCTATCTTTAGTATAAGAATTTGCAGTAAATACATCACCACTATTCCCACTTTGAACCTCATACTTGTCGAGTATTACAAGTAATTTCTTAGAAGGTATAGATGAACCCTTCGTTCTAACTATTCTAGAATAGTCTGAATATTGTTTCTTATGACCCTTATCTAAGATATAATTTTCTGTTCTATTTACATAATTACCTATAGTTATCTTTTGAATATTAGTAGATATACTAGACTCTTTAAATGTTACTGTTTCACCAGCATTAAATGTATTTCCATTTAAATAAACAAATTCAACTTCTGTTGCAGACACTCTATTAACAAGTTGTCCAACTGCTCTACTATTCTTACCTACAATTTTTTCACCAACAACAGTATTTGTATCTAATCCTAATCCAGAAACAAATGTTAATTTATCAAGACTAGGTGTATTAGTATCCTTAGATTCATATATTGCATGAATATGTGAAACATCTGGACTATTCAAAGATATTTCTCTATCTTCAACCCTTAAACCATAAAAACCATTTTGAACTAATCCACCATTAGTAGAAACTCCAACTGTTCTTGTAATTTCTACCTGCTCACTTCTCTTATAATCTTTAGACTTACTAGATAATCCTACTTTCTTCATGGTAGCGGTTAACTTCATAAAGTTAGAATTGCCACCATCAGATATACCAGTAATTCTTAAATCTGTTCCATTATTAAGAACAGTGACTTGATCTGAGGTTAAGGTTTCTATATTACCAGTAAGATATTCAAGTGTATATTTCTCAGCATCAAAAGGTTCAAAGAATACACTAGTAATACCTGAATTACTATCAAATGCATCTGATACATTTACTTCTATGACACCAGAACCATTTGTTTTAACATTAGCACCAGTTAATTGCTTACTTATTATTAGAGTTGAATTAGATAAATCAACTGCAGAAACATTTTTTCTAGGTAATCTACTGTATAAACCAGATTTATTAAGATTGATAATTTTAGGTGTTTTAATCCTAAATGTAGATTCTAATGTTGCACTTGCACTTAATGCTTGCACACTATCACAAACTCCAATAACACTACCACCATCAAAAGTCTTAAGTGTTAAGTCTTCACCATTAGCACTTATATCAGAAGTTCTTAACCAAGTTTCATGCAATGCCCCTGCTGTATGAAATCCAACAATAGCATCTGTTTTAATACCAACATTTCCACTAAATCTCCTAGTATCACAAGTTGCAGTTGCTGTACTACTATCAACACCTTCAACTGTTAATTGATCAGTTAAAGTGAAATTAGGAAGAACTCTATTACCCAATACTGCATCAGCAGAAAAATTGGTGGGCAATTCATTATTACTAACAGCTTTGGTTGCTTGATGTACTGATTTAATATCATCAACACCATATGAAATTACTTCAGTAACATTAGATCCTGTATATGAAGTACTAATACCAGCAGCAGTAATAGCATTCTGTCCATTAAATTGTAATCTTTCTCCTGCAATAAATCTACCAGATACCTGTGTAAGACTTATTTCACCTGGATTTGGACGATCAGCAATATATCCTGTAGCACTACTACTTAAACCCTTAACATAAGTACCTGTAGGTAATACGGTAGTCATTTCAATATAACTACCCATATTTGTTATTTTCAAGGTAGTAAATGTTTGAATATCCCATAGATATAAATCCCATTCTGTTGATGCTCCAGTATATGGTGCATCAGAAACTGCAAAATGGTAAGGGCGAGCTTCACCAATTTTTAATCCCTGTCCAGTCAATGGGTCATTAGAACCTAAAGATCTTTGACTATACAAACTAATAATGTTATTTCCAGATGCAACAGCACCAAGTGCAGTCCAAGGCATTCCAGATACATTATTAACCTTCAATAAACTACCCATTCGGAATGGAATAGAACCTGTTTTGACAGTTTTAGTATCTCTCGGTTTGTCTATATCTAATACTGTTGTTCCTGGTAAATTTACATCAAATCCCCTAACATATGCTGTTCCAGAAGATAATTTGACACACATAGTATCTTCATCGGGAGTATTACCTTCATCAGTTCTTTGTTCTTCGGTAAATAATCCATTAGTTCTTACTTCATCATTTAAAGAATTTTGTAACCTAACTACAAATGGTTTTACTGCATAGTTACCAGACTCATCAAATGTTCTTTTTGCTAGATACTTTTTAATTTCAGAATATACAGATTTATCTTGTATTTTCTTTACTTCACCATCTCGTACTTTAAATAATTCTACGAAATTAGTATCGTTAAAATCGTCAAGTGCTTTCTTAGATAATTTTACAGAAATCTTAAATCTATCAGCACCAGGTGCTGCATAGTTTGTAAATCCTTTAGCATTATCATTTAATGATGTATCATCGTTTGAGTTTATAACTTCTTCAAGAATTTCAAATCCAACTCTATATGATGGTTTATTTGAATATGGTTCTAATACAATTAAAGACTTTGTGACATCTACAAAAGTACCTCTAATAAAATAGACACCATGATCTACACCAAAAGCAGATCCAATAGAAGTTGCATTTTCTGCAACTAAAGTTAAAATAGATTCTCCAGAGTTTAGTGTAGTATTTCCATAAGTAACATTCTCTTCGAGAGTTAATAGTTCACTATTAGGAAATGCAGCACTTTCTCCTGATGTGCCAGATTGAGTATATTTAACAAATATTGTAATATCATCAACACCTTCATCTGGAGGTAAAATATAATTTTTAATAGTTCCAACTATTTGAGAGTTTTGTCCTCTTACTTTAGTTCCTTTACCATCATTATTATTAATAAGAGCATCTAGATATACGGTAACATCAATACCAAGATGATCTGGATTAATCTTTGCTGAGAAATATGTACTATCATAAGTTATAGATCCAGGAATAACCATAGATCCTTCTTGGAAAATATGACTTCCGAAAGATTCTAATTGATTTTGTAATATTGATTGTAATGTGGTTAGTTCTCTAGCCTGAACAGGAAATCCAGGTTTGAAAAGAACCCTATAGAAATTATCTGCCTTATCAAAATCATCGTAATAAGGGCTTATATTTAAATTGGTCTTCTGTGGCATTTTTCTTTAGAATTCCAGGATGATTTTAACGTCTTCTTTTTGTCGCTCATTTCGAGCAATCAAAGGTCTATTATCAAGATAGATAAATTCCCCTGATCCTTTATTTATCTCAGATTGAGATAGTCCATTTACAAAGGTAGAACCTAAGTTAATTAACTTAGTTCCAGTAGGATTGGTACTAATACCAGTAAATCCCGTGTCAATACTACCTGAGAAACTAGAAGTTTGCCCTCTAATAGCATTTGAAGAAGATTCAAATGCATATATTTGACCTGTAGTACTAATACCAGCATAATCAGTCTGGTCCTGTGTAGTGGTATAATTTAAAGACCTATCTCTAAAGAATTTTAAAACATTAGTAGATTTGTCATATGATGCAACATAACCAGTTGCTTCATTACCATTAGCAGTAACCTGAGTTATCTTTTCACCAATACTAGGAGTTCCACTAATTGTTGAAAATTTAAGTGACGCTAATGATGAATAATTAGTTTCAGTATATGTGTTTGCGGTTCCAACAGCAGTAGGATTTTTTACAATTCCAACTTGAGCAAACTTTGTATCTGTTGGAAAATCCTTAGTAGAATCGTCAAACCTTGCATAAATTAAAACCTTATCGGTTCCCAATTCAGTATAAGCATCATGTCCATGCCCTAATGAAGGTGGTATTATTGGAATAAGTTTTGCTCTATTAGTTGAAGGAACAGCACTATTCAACGAACCAAGATCAACAAGACCATAAGAATAACCCTTACCTCCAGCACTTACAGTAACATCTGTTATTTTGCCGTTTACAACATCAACTCTTGCTTTGGCTCCAATTCCATCACCAATAATATTACATTCTTGACCTAAGCCATCAGCATAATTACCACCTTGTCTTTCAATATATACATGCTTAATTTGATTACTATTACTTGAAGAATCTCCATTCTCCCTAACAGATCTAATTTGAGAATCTGTACTACTATCCCAACTGTTTGGTACAGTAATATATTCAGTGGAATCAAATTTAATTATATCACTAGGAGATACTGTGTATAGATATTTCCAAATATATCCATCACCACTATTACCTGCTCTAGATGGTTCTAGATCTGTAAAATTAGGTTCATCTTGAGAAATATTACCTGTTAGGTTATTCTCCATAGAACCATTATCGATACAAATATAAACTTTATAATCAGAGTTCATTACATAATAACTTGCATCATAAAGCCTACTTGCTTTCATTATAGGACTTTGATTTACGGAACTATAATCATCTCGATAAATCTCATACTTAGTTCCAGCAGTCCAATCAACACGTTTAACAATTCGCCTAATATTCGCAGAAGAAATTTTTCTTCCAAACATCATTGTATCGCCAGAATGTGCATTGGATGAAAAATTATCAACAGGATCAGGAGTATTTACATTCCAAGTAACAGATCTACCATATCCAACCAATGTTGGATTAGGTAAACCAATAAAAACATAATAAGAATTATTATCAGACTCTACTGATTCTATAAAATTATTAGCGTTCAGAATTCTAAACTGATCAGTTACAATTGCCGACATTGTGTTTATTACTTAAACGATACTACTTTTTTTCTTTATTTATAGCACAAAATGCTTAATTAGATTTGGATCCTAATTGCACCTGTATTTCTCAATCCCTTTAGAGAGGATTTATCATAATTTCTTCTTTGAATTGTTGGGAATGTACTTAATCCTGAATCAACAGTTAATCCAGTAACCCCAATAGAAAGAGGACTTGATGATCTAGTTATACCAGATAATCTACCCCAAGATAATTTACCAAAGGAAGTTGTTAATCCACAGTTACCTGTTGGTCCATCATAATATCCAGTTACAGCAAAACCAGCAATAGCATCAGATCCGCTATGAATATTACATGTTATTTCTGCTCTTGAATCAAGAACATATATGCTGGAAACTTTGTAGATATTATCTAAATTGGTTGATCCGATACTTACTATTTCATTATCATTTTTATCAACTGATGTAACCGCAAATCCACTATGAGCAGCAGTCCATCTATTATTATCGGTTTGGATAGATCCATCATTGAATGGAATATGAGCACCAGAGGTATTGATACCAGCCAAAGTAAATGGAGTATCTTTAATTAGAACTGGATATCCAACTTTCAAATCAGTAGCATTTTTATCTGCATAGAAGTAGAACTTAATTGCTAATGGATGACCATTAGTTCCTGCTGTTGTAGTAATACCAGTTATAATTCCAGTAAATCCTAAAGAATTTTGTATCTTAGTTACTTTTTCAGTATCATATTCAGATCTAGAGATTATAACTTGTGGTGATGCTGAATGGGTATATCCAAATCCAGCATTTGCAATTTGAGTTGATGCTACAGAACCATTTGTTATAGTTGCTGTACCAATCGCAGTTGTTCCAACTCCTACTCCCACTTCTTGTGGTGCTGAGAACTTCAGATTATAAGTTCCGTCGGTATATCCAGAACCAACATTAGTTGTAGTTATTGAAGTTACTATACTATCAGTAATTGTTGCTGTAAATCCTGCAGACACTTGATTAGTGTCGGTAGGAATGATTATAGCATCTACAGAAGTAATGGTAATTCCATATCTGTCTGACGCATCAACATGTAAAGGACCTTCCTCATAGAAGAATGCTTCAGAATCGTCAACAAATATTCCATCATCTAATCCACCAATAGTTCCAGTACTAGGTGTTATATCACTAATAATTTTTGCTGTTGGATATACTTGTGGTTCAAGAGATTCTCTTGCTTTAGAAATTAAATCTCCTTTAATCCACTTATCAATTTTCTGTTTAGTCCACTCAAGTGGTTTAGGGATATCTTCATTTATTCCAGGACCACTATAAATTGTAGTCTCAATTAAATCTGAAGATAATATCTCTTTAATTATTCTATCCTTTTCTTGAGTTGTTGTAATTGGAGGACGATTAGTATCCAAGTAATTTGGATGCTGACGAATTCTCAAATCATCACCTGGTTTAATAGTTTCTGTTATATCAACTATTTCAATATCAACTCCCAATTGTCCAAGGAAGAAGAATATATCAACTTTATCACTATCTAATGGTGCTTCAGTAAATGTGAATGTTGTACCACCTTGGAATTGGTAAGATATATTAGGTGTCTGTAATACACCATTAACAAATACTAATAAAACAGCATTTAGATCTATTTGAGATGAAAGTACAGCAGTCTCATCTTTCTCGAAACTTAAGAGTTGTCCATTAAAGAATAATGGGAACCTCTTTCTATATCCATCTTGCAATGGAGCGATACTATCAATAAAGTCCATTTCCCCAAACTGCCAAGCAGCAAAGTAATCATTAAATGTTTCAACAACTTCAAGTTCAAATTCTTGTATGGGTTTCTGTAAACGCTTATCAGTAACAAGTCCTGTTGGTTTAAACTTATCACCAACTTTAAATGAATGTCCTGGTCTTGCTATTGCAAAATTGGATATTTCAAACATACTACGTGCTACACCAACACTAGTATTTGCTGCACCAACTCCCATATTAAGTAATAGATTCTTACCAGTAGCAGTAGTTAATCCAATACCAAGTCTAGAAATACCTTCAATTGATACATTTTCATATATCGATTCTGGAATCTGAAGTTCTGGATTAACATAACGAGCACCGCCATCATTGATGGTAAACTCCAATGCTCCACCAGTTCCTGCAGGTGATTTTCCAACCTGAACACTATATGTGTTTGCAGTTACTCTACCAACAGGTAACTGAACATTATAAGCAGGATCAGTTGTACGTGGATATGGGTGAAGAGTTCTATGTAAATCTTGCTCACAGGTCATTACCAAACCACCACCATTAATAGCAATAGTTTGATTTGCTTTTGCTACACATCCATTCAATATACCTGCAGGTGTATGTGGATATTGTTCTGATGATGGATTTGGATTGACATTAACTTTAAATGTATTAACAGTTTTATTTGTAAT